GTTTTATTTTTTTTTTTTTTTTTTATTTTTTTTTTTTTTTTTTTGATCTGTGCTTCTAAGAAGGCCAGATCGTTCTATTAAAATCGTCGAATGCTAAGGGGTGGCCCGAGGGCCAACTTTAAGCTTATCTAAGACTTCAATTGACCGAAAAGCCGGCGACATTTTTGTGCCGCCCCATCCTGCACGTAGGAATGGTACTTGGTTGTTTAGGCAGGATTCTCTGCGTCAGAATATACGCTTCTGATTGCGCGCGACATACATCGCTTGAAATATACATGCGCTAAAACGCGCTTCAATCCTTTCCTAGTTACCACAAGGGCATTCGGAAATAAGGATCAGACTCTTATTCTGATCATACACTGGGTCTGCAGTGCGTGAACATATTTTATCACGGACTCCTTGTAACTAGACAGGAATCACCGTCGACGGAGGCAGATAGTACAAGGTAGGACAGCACATGAAAAAATTCAGTGTGTAATCTGTTCCGATACCGAAATAACGATCAACTGCAAATCCGCTGATGGTATTCGAGGTCGAGTCGAAAGGAAATTCAACTATCAATGAGTCGAACACGGTTCCGTCGTATTTTCCCGACCCCACAGGTGCAGGGTCGGTCGTCAACATCGGATCAGTCGACTGAAATTTGAAAGGCGAATAGCTAGGTGCAGCAATACTGTGACCATTGGTCGTGTTAGTATGGGTCAATGAAGCCCCGGCACCTGTAGCCGTCCCGTTCCTCCAATAGTTAGCCATGATGATGTTGGTGTTGGTGTTTGGTCCCGCAACGAACTTCCGATCATAACCAGTGAACGTGTAGTTGTAGCGCGAAATACGCGAAGTAATCGGCTGCGTTCCACGTGCTGGGTGGTACGTCCAGTGCATCGAACCCCTCTGAGTAAGAAAGCAAGGCGAAATCAAGTGCCACGCCGACATCTTACAGAAGTTGAAGTTGAAGTTGCTTGCTGGTACCACTACACCCCTTGCAGTGTTCCAACCCTTGGGATCGTACCCGTAAAATGCTGGAAAACGCGTCTGAACTATCTCGAAATAGCCGTTCGTATTAGCGGTGTGACTCGGAATTTGAACGGTATCGAGGTAATTTTTGCGTCGCATCAGCGTACGGAGTGATCGGATGGTCTCACCGAAGTTAATTAGCTCTCGCTTAGTGGGCTTGCTGCTGGACGTGCCCATATCAGTGCTCGTCGTGATACCATCATCATAGTACACATCTGATTGAAGCGAAAAGGGAGTATAATCAAACTCTCCTGTCACAGGGTTAGCGAACTCGATATTATCAGCAGCGCGAACGAAAACCTGGACTCCGACAGACGATGTGTTCACCGGTGCAGTTAACGATGTGAGCACCTTGAGCGAAATCATACCATTGTGGAAAGTATCGGTGAGCGTGATATTCGGTGTGGATGAAGTCGAGTAGGCATTGTTAGGCAATATAGCGCTATTGTAACACCACGGCAAAGCCTGTTGATATGGAACCCGGAACTCAACGTCAGTCTCAGCACCTAGGTCGATAATCTTATTAAACACATATGGACCTGTGTCCCCCGTTGTTTGGACAGTAGATGATGTGGGATCGTAACTGATGCGGACTCGTCCCTTATGAAAGGGTGACGCAATAAATTTGAAGCGGAAGATGATATCTCCGCGCCAATTGCGGAACAAGGTAGACAACAAAGACATTGGTGTAAAATCATAGGTTGTCCCACTAACGAATCCGAGTTCGGGAGTGACTCGACTTGTGAAAAGCGGAGTGTCTGGCAATTGAGCTGTGGTCCAATCGACACCAGTGAGATAAGATTCACGCCCAGCAAAGTGCGAGATCGCTAACTCATCGTCAGAAGACGTGGTGACAATCTGCGGATCAATCGACAATTCATTCTTAGGGTCCAAAGCAAGCTTTTCATGGACGTACCCAATAGAAGCGGTGGCCAATTGTGGGAACGGAGAATTTCGCATGGGTTGAACATCCGATATCACAGGGACATCGGTGAACCCGAAGAGAGTGGCGATTTTACTCACCGCAGAAGCACCTATCTCAGTGGCCTTCGCAAACCTGCCGATCACTGGAATGTCGGTGAGTTTCTGTGAAAATGCCGCAACAGCAGATGCTGGAGCAGAAACTACTCCAACTCCGTACTCGTCGGATTGGAGGGCAGCACCAAGAGTTGGGCCGGCAAGGACGAC